ACTGCTGCTGTATCAACAACACCATCCTCAGTAAATGATGATGATGACGATGCACTATCGTACTTCCAAAAACTTGCAGAAGAATAATTACACGGGGGTCAAACGACCCCCTTTTTTTATGTCGTTAAATCAGTTAATTCAGTAGATGATAATTTTCCGCTAATATATCTTGAGTGTCTATCGTATCTTACAATATCCCTTAAGTCATTTACAAATGTCGTTATATAACCTCTTTTTAAAACATCAATCTTTCTTAGTTTTTCGTTCTCTTCTATTTCATACTCATAATTAGTAACAGGTCTTGCAATATTATCTGTTGCAACTGTGTATTCATTTTTATCGTCTAATTGTGTATTACCTGCTTCTGATATTAAAGTAAATCTGTTTGTGGGATATCTTAAAGAACTTCCATCTATCTTAAAATCTACGTCTACAATTAGATTAGGTGGTAATATTTGACGACCTTTACTATCTTTTATTTCAAAAGTTTCATAATGATGCACTTCATTCATTTTTGTTTCTGTGCCATACTTTGCTAAAGCAACATTATATATTTGAAAGTCTTGTACTGGCCATTGATGATTTATATTGGTTATACCTGCTGCTAAAATAACAACAAAATCATATCTGGAACTGCCATATAGTCTTTCTGATATAGTATCAGGTCTTTCACCATCTTCAATAATATATTTGTTAAAAACACTTACATTACCAGAAAGATAATCTTTTAATTTTGTTCTACGAAAAATATTTTTTATACTTATGTAGTCTGCACTTGAATTTTTGTGAGATAGTGGAGATTGGTAATATATGTTTGGTAAATTTCTAAAATATGCCATTAGAAACCAACTCCATTATTATCACCTTTTTCAAAGTCGTCATAATCCTCATGATAAATTGGATTAAGTTCCTTAAATGTAAGATTCATGTTTATACTTACGGGTGTTCCATCTTCATATGATGCGTATGTTCCTGCGTTTGTATAATTTACAGTCATTCCAGTCAATGCACAATGTTTAAAACTGTTTAAGAAAGGATGATCTTTTCCACGATGTAGATAGCGAAGATGAAAAACATCAGGTGCTCTTAAGAATATTCCACCTTGTCCTACATCACTTGTGCCCTTTTTAGCAGCCATAGAACTTTTAAAAGCACGAATTATATGTTTGACCATCATCGACTCATCTGGAGTTCTTGGTGAAAAGTTAATACTAAATGGAAATGTTCTTAAATTTACACTATCAAATAATAATTCTAAGTTTGAATTAAGTGCCATTCCTGTTGCTCTTCCGATTGCACTATTTGTACTAATATTTCCTCCCATCATATCAATAGCCTTTCCAGAAGCTGCTGCTACGATTGCGTTTTTTACATTAGGATTATCATTTAATGCTGATGCTCCTTCAAAAATTCCTTTTGTTAACAAGTTTTTTGCTTCATCAAAACTTTGTCTAGGATCTTGAGTAAGTGCTTTATTAGCAACAGCAAGACCAGCTAGTTGTAGTATATTTAAATTATCATCACCCCATGTAACAGTATTGCTATCATTTATATCTTGCGGTATAGGAAGTTGAACATAGTACAAATGTTTTGTGTTTTGAAGTTGGTCACTTGCCCCCTTATTAACCATTTTAAATGTGCTTGGAGCGATGGTTGTAGCAATTTGACCATTTTTTGATCTTATTAAATCATCTTTATTATAATTTTGATCACCTATTTTCATTTTCTCTTCTGCTTGAGATAATGTATATTGATAAGATGTAGTGGTTTGTGGTGCTTCGTATTTAAAACATTTTATTAATAATGAGTCACCTGTATGCTCCTTTGCACCTCTGGCAACAGGATATCCCATTACTGTTGGATGTGAAAAATGTCTATCTTTACCACTATCACTATTTTTATTTTCGTTTAATTTATTAGCAGTTTTCTTTTTTGTTTCAATCGCTTCCTTATTTGTGCCTAAACTTTTAGTCTTTGGATATGTGTAACTACTTCCTCTAAACTTTCTTCTATCTGCAAAACTTGCCATGATCGACCTATTTTTTTAACTATTTAGACGTATTCTACCAAATGGAATTGTCCTTAAGTCCCTTAGTTCCATTTCATCTACCTTGTATAGTCCACCTACAACCTCTGGAAATGTATATTGTCTTACCTGACCCCAATGAAAATTGATACCACGAAAACCCCATTGAAACACATCTGTGACTGCTACTAATGGATGAGCATCATATCTAATATTAGGTGTTTTAGGTTGATATACAAACACATAATAGTTTCCTTCTTCTGGAACATTACTTCCTTCAGTTAATACCTCTAATATTTCTTGTGCTAAATCATCAGGATTTTCGTTCCCGATTAGATTTTTCATAATTGGATCTATGCGACTCATATTCCTAACTCTTTTTCTGTGACAACTTTAAATTCCCATTGACGGTCTGCACAAAACTCTCTTGCCATCTTCCATTTTGCTTGATTTTTTGCATATTCATATGCTTCACGAATATAACCTTTTGTTTGTCTTTTTGGTTTTGCTGGTGGTTTTGTTTGCTTTGCTGGTTTCACTTCAATTACATATCTTTTTATTTTTCCATTAAATTCTTTCACCTTCATATAAAAATCTGGAAAGTATCGGTGTACTCTATTATCAATAGGAGACCTATATGGTATTGCTATTTCTTCACTTGCCCATTCTAAAATATTTTGATTTTTATCACAATACACCATAAACTTTCTTTCCCAGAGTGATCTGTAAATTATATTAGTCGGATCACCTTTATACTTTCTGGGAAAGGATGGATAGTATTTTCCCTTATAAGACATCTAAATAACTATACTATAGTTGTATTTAGAGTGCCAGCACCAAGACCAAGAGGAATATCAGATATATTGCCTAGAATGCAGAATGTCGCACAGACATCACAGTTTCTAGTAAAATTTGCATTACCATATAGTACAAGAAGTGGTTTAAGATCATACTTAAGAAGAAAGGGAGTTAATGATCGTTTTGTTGTAGAAGATGCGGGATTATTATGTAGTGATGCAGTATTACCAGGTAGTGCATTAGCGTCAGTAGATACCCGTGGAGACTATCAAGGTGTAATAGAAAGATTTGCTCATACTCGTAATTTTACTCAGATATCATTGGAATTTTATGTTGATAATGAGTATAAATCAATGAAATTTTTAGAGCATTGGATGGAGTTTATAACTGGAGCAATAAGTGATCCTGCTGATGATACATATTTTTATCAATTACATTATCCATCAGAATATAAGTCAAATGATACCCGTATAGTTAAATTTGAGAGAAATTATAAACAATTCTTAGAATATAGATTTATTGGATTATTCCCACTTTCATTAAATTCTACAAGAGTATCATATCAGGGATCACAAGTTCTCAAAGCATCTTGTAGTTTCAGTTTTGACCGTTATGTTTGTGGTGAGTCAACATCACTTGCCAGAGATTTAAAAAGGGCTTATAATGAGATATTCAATAGGGGAAATGTGGCAAGAGATGGTACAAGTGTTTTAGCTAATACTTTAAACAGAGGAACATATGTTCAAAGAGCAGGTGGTGGTGGTAATCCAAATGTAGAAAGTTCAATCACTGGTAGATCATCTGTAACAACTAATGTTGCTGGTCAACAACTTCCAGGTACTGGTACAAATATAGGAACTCGTATCGTATAACCCCTATAAATAATCACACTGAAGTGTACAGAATATTATGCCTTTACCAAAAATTGCAACACCAACTTATGAGTTGGTACTTCCTTCATCAAATAGAAAAATCAAGTATAGACCATTTCTAGTTAAAGAAGAGAAGATTTTAATTATTGCCTTAGAATCACAAGATCAAAAACAAATTGCAAATGCTGTCAAAAGTATTTTGTCTTCCTGTATCTTAACAAGAGGTACAAAAGTTGAAAAATTATCTACTTTTGATATTGAATATTTATTTTTAAATGTTCGTGGAAAATCTGTTGGAGAACAGATTGAAGTTATGGTTACTTGCCCAGATGATGGTAAAACACAAGTTCCTACGTCTATTAATATAGACTCAATACAGGTTCAAAAATCTGAAAATCATAATCCACATATTAAATTAGATGATACTTATACTTTAAAAATGAGATATCCCTCATTAAATGAGTTTATTAAATCTAATTTTAATGCTGAAGATATTAAAGTTGATGATACATTTGAATTAATAGCACAGTGTATTGATCAAGTATATTCTGAAGAAGAGTCTTGGACACAAGCGGATTGTACTAAAAAGGAACTAACTGAATTTTTAGAACAATTGAATTCCTCTCAGTTTAAGGAGATTGAAAAGTTTTTTGATACTATGCCTAAACTGTCTCATACAGTCAAGGTTATGAATCCAAATACAAAAGTTGAAAGTGACATAGTAATTGAGGGGCTGCAGAATTTTTTCGGATAAGTATGGCACACGAAGATTTAGTGTCATACTATAAATTGAATTTTGCCTTGATGCAGCACCATAAATATAGCTTAACAGAGCTTGAAAATATGATACCGTGGGAGAGAGAAATTTATGTTTCACTTCTACAGCAATATGTTGAAGAGGAAAATTTAAAAGCACAACAAGAACGTAATGGATGAGTTTGGATCACCACTAGCAGGAGGAATACAAGCAGTTAGAAGAAATATATCTTCTAGTTTTCTTGGTGCACCTAGACAGGCACAGTCAGATCCAGTAACCACATCTTTATTACAACAACAATCTCTTTCAATAGGCACAGTATCACAGCAATTAAGTAGCATTTCTGGAACATTAGGTATTGTAAATGCGAATTTAAAAGGAATACAAGAAAATTTATCAGTTAGTGATACATTAGAGAGACAAAGAGAAGCAGCAAAACAAAATCGTGAAAGAATTTTAGCAGAGCAAGGATTAAGAGAAGGAAAAGAAAGTGAGTTAGAAAATAAAATACAACAATCCTTAACTCAACCTCTACAGAGAATAGGTGTTAAAACACAATCAACATTAGGTGGATTAACAAATTCATTATTATTTTTAGCAGGTGGATGGTTAACTGTTACTGGAATAGATTTACTTCAGTCTATGGCAGAGGGAAATCAAGATAAGATAAACAAATTAAAAGTAAGATTTTTAGGTGGATTAACAATAATTGCAGGTACTCTTACTGCAATAACTCTAGGTATAAGAAATACTTTAAGAATATTAGGAATGTTCACAGCTAATGTTGCAAGAGTAGCATTTGGTGGATTATTAAAAGTAGGTTTAAAGGGTGTTCAAGTATTACTTGCAGGACTTGTCAAAAAGGCAGCAATGTTGGGAGGTGGATTCCTAGCGGGTGGTGGAATTGGTGGATTAATACAAAGTTATCTTGGATATAAATTAACTGATAATATTTTCAGTGCGATAACGGGAGGAGGTAAAAAAAAGGTTGCTAGAAGATTAACAACTAATCTAGCTAGGACAATGAACCCTTCAAAAATATTAAGCGGTACTCCTAGAAATATTAAAAAAATAACAGCGGGTGTTAATAAAATAGATGATGTAGCAAAACCAAATTTGTTTAGTAAAGCAAAAAGATTTTTAGTCGGTGAAGGTAAAAATGTTGGTGCAATGGCAAATCCAACCACAACAGGTGGAGTGGTTGGAAAAGCAAAGGGTGCTATAAATCGAGGTTTAAATCCTTTAAAAAACTTGATTGGGAATTTGTTTAAAAAATTACCTGGTAAAAATGTACTTGCAAAATTACTAAGTTCTGTTGGAGTGAAGGGTGGATTAAAAACTTTATTTAAAAGATTTGGTGGACCTTTAGCAACATTCATTATAAACTTAGCAAGTGGTGATGGTATTGGTAAAGCACTTGCAGCAACTGCTGGTTATGCAGCCGCAGCAGCAGCGACTGCCAAAATATTAGCACCTATGTTAGCATTACCAATACCTGGTGCGAGAATATTATATGGTATATTAGTGTTGGCAGGTGGTATTGCTGGTGAAGCTGCGATACGAAAATTATACGATGGAATATTAGGTCTATTTGGATTTGGTAAAAAGAAAGATAAAGATAAAAATAAAATAAAGGATAAAGATAAAACAAATGTAGAAGGAAAAAGTGGAAACGTATCAGTAAAAGATAGAACTTACAGTGATGAAGAAGTTGATATGCTTAATGCAGGTGGAACTTTAGATGCTGCTGGTAATGTAGTTCCAATTAATAATGGAAGTAAAAAGGCAACTGAAATAAGTCAAGTAGATGATAGTCCTGAAATAATAACTTTACCTATGCCAGGAGCATCTGGGGGAGTACAGGAAGGTGGTGGTGCACCTGCTGAGAAAGCATCAAGTACTTTACCTTCAATTAATTTTGATAGTAATAATCCACATACATTATATGCAACTTCGGTTACGGGAGCTGGTAACTAATGTCAGTAGCTGATCGCAGAAATTCACTTAGAAAATCTTCATTAAGTGTAGACTCAATTCGTAAGTCTGTAACAAGTCTTGGAGAAGGATTGGCAGCAATTGGAAACAAATCAAAACAACTTTTAAAACAAACAAGGGAAACAAATCAATTTAAAAGTCGATTAATAAGAAAAGATGGTGAATATTTTAAAAGAAGAAGAGAAAATGCACTGAGAAGACAGAGAGAAGATGAATTAGAAGCATCTACGATTACTGGTGTAACTAAACGACAAGGAAGTTTATCTCAAAAAAGTACAAAAGGTTTCTTAGGAAGAATACTTGATTTTGTTGGTATTTTAATTATAGGTTGGGCGATAGCGAATTTACCTAGAATAATTGCTGCTTTTCAAAAATTATTTGGTCTTATAAAAAGAGTGGTTGGTGTATTAGGAGGATTTGTTGAAGGTATGAAAAACTTCCTTGAGGGAATTGGCACGGGAGTTGATAATTTTTTAAGTATTTTTAAAAGGTTTAATTTTCGTGAGGATGATAAAAAAATCAAAGATTCTTTTGAAGAAAGTGCAAATAACCTAACAAAATTAAATAAGGAATTTGTTGAGTCTTCTCAACAGTTTGCAAGAGATAAAGATATTAATTCTGCTGGTCAAGTTGCACAAGACTTAGGTATAGATGAGGGTGGTGGTGAAGCAATACGTGAACAAGATCTTGATTTCACAGAACAACAAAAAGAAGGGATAAGAGATGCGGTGAGAACTTTCTCAGAGGAAGAAGTAGCAGTTATTGAAGAAACTGGTGTAATACCAGAGGCAAGAGCAGAGGGTGGTGATGTTGTAGAAGGTGTTCCCTATGTTGTAGGGGAGCAAGGTCCAGAAATATTTGTTCCAAAAGAGAGTGGTGATATAGTACCTAATGATGAAATAGATGAAGCAGGTGGTGGTGATGCTTCAAATATAGAAGGAACTGGTGGAGAGGAAACTGCAATGTCAGTTACTCCCGATAAACCATCTGCTTCAGGAACAGCAACAACTTCCGCTGCACCAACAACTTCATCATTAGATGGTGACGATTTTGAAACAGATGGAGAAGCACAAACCAATATAGATCCTGTAGTTACTGATAAATCTAAATCACTAACACCTGTTAAGAGAAATAGAAAATCATTGCGTAATCGAAGAAGACGTAGAACTGTAGTTCAAATACCATCTGGAGGAGGGGGTGGTCAGTTACCAGCTCCAACTGCGAGTGGTGGAACAAAAACAGAAACTATAATAATTGGTAATTCTAGTAACAAAACGTTATTAGACTTACAAAGTCTCAACAATAAGCACAACTAATGGCAGCTAAAGACAGAAGCATTTACGAAATATTTACTATCAAGTCAAATGATGGAGCTAAAACTATTGATTTGAGAGGTGGAGTTGTAGCGTTTAGTTATTTTGAAAATTTGTTTTCACCTATGATAACTGCTCAAGTTTTAATTACAGTAACAGGTAATATAATTGCTGATGAAGATGGTGATTTGGTATCAATTTATAATGGATTACCCTTGAGAGGTGGTGAAAAAGTAAGTATAAAAATTCCATCAAACTCAGAAAATAATATTGATTTAGAATTTACTGAAGAATTGGGAAATGAATTATATGTTGCATCTATCACTAATGTTCTAATAGAGGCAGAAAAAGAAATATTCACATTAAACTTAGTATCTAGAGAGGCAATAACAAATGAAACATCAAGAGTAGGTAAAAAATTTCCATCATCAGAACCAATTTCGGATAGTGTAAAAGAAATAATAAAAGAATATCTACTTTCGGAAAAGGAAGTTGATGTAGATGAAACTCAAAATCCATATGGTTTTATTGGTAATTTAAAGAAACCATTTACGATTATAACTTGGTTGGCAGCAAAATCTGTTCCAGGTAATGTAGGTGGAAAAAGTGCAACTGCAGGATATTTCTTCTTTGAAACAAAGGAAGGTTATCATTATAGATCAGTTGATAGTCTTATAAGTCAAGATCCATATGCAATAGAATATACTTACTCACCAGGTATAGTTGACTCAAATGATCCTGATAAAGATTTTAAAATATTGGAGTATAATACTACATTCAATCAAAATCTAATACAAAATTTAGAAAGAGGTGCATATTGCACTTACAGAATGTACTATAATCCATTATCTGGAAGATTTACAACTCCTCAACAAGGATTGTTTAAAGTTTCGGATTATGCTGAAAAAATGGAAAATCTTGGAAAAGACTTTGAAATATTTTTGCCACCAGTAGATAAGAAAAATGAATCTTTAGGTGATGTTCCAAGTAGATATGTGACTGGAGTTTTAGATTTTGGAACTCTTGAAAGAAAAGGTTCAAGATCGAGAGCGAAAAATGCTGATCCAATGGAATATCATTCTCAGGCAATGATGAGATACAACACTATTTTTAATCAGCAACTGACTGCAACAATTCCATTAAATACGAATTTATCTTGTGGTAGTGTTGTTAAATTTAAATTTGCAAAAGTCAGCACTGATGAAACTAAAATCATAGATGATGAGCAGAGTGGTCTATATATGATAAAGGAGTTAGTCCACTATTATGAGGGTAGAGGTTCATTTACTAAACTCAAATTAATAAGAGACACGATGGGGAAGAAAGATAAATGATTGAAAATAATTTATTAAAAAGTAATTTTCTTGGAAGAGATGGTTTTAGATGGTGGATCGGTCAAATACCACCTTCTAGAACATGGTTGTTGCAATTTAAAAAAAGACCTAATGCTTGGGGTAATCGTGTAAAAGTGCGTAT